TAAAGCTTTATATCCACTTTAATAATTAAACCTTTAAAATCATTTAGTTAAATCAAACAAAAACATTAAGTGGCGATGAAGTGGCGACACATTTAAATCTAATTGCTTGGTTTGGACTTCGAAGTTAAGAAGCTGTCCGACAAATCCGGCAAAAAAGCAGGCTTTGGCTCTTCTCACGCACTCCCCACGAAAACAGCAATTTCTTACTGTTAACTTCAAAGTCATTTCAAAATCTCAAAGTAATTATACAGTCTCATAAATTGAAAAACTTATTTATCTTGGCAATTCGCCTTCAAGCCAATCTATACAAGGCTTCGTAAGCATCACCATTGATCGCCCCTTTCTTCTTTTGATCGTCTTCATTTATGACGAAAAACACACTCACCCTATGATTTTCAAACACTTACTAATTACTACCTGATCTTTCCAGATCATTAAAATTGCAATTTCCTGAAAATCTTTTCAACTTTTGAAATCTATAAAACGGCCCCAGTAGCGATTTTTAGAGGTCTGCGGGATTCTCGAACCCCGCTATGGCTAAGGCTTCGCTTGATACCGAGCGTGCCACACGGGTAGGCATATTTCGACATTTGAGAATTGCGAAAAAACCAGATCGAAAAGCGCGCAGGTGGGGAGGAGGAGTGCGGATTACGTCACCGAAAGGGTCGTTTACGTGGCTCAGCGTTTCGGTTGCTACTCAGACGTTCGGTGTTTTGGATTGCGTTCGATGTTCAGACAAAAAGAAAAGCGCCCGTTATGGGCGCTTTGGCGTGGTTTTAATACTGTCTAGATGATTGAATATTGTCCTTTTGAGCTACCACTTGTGACATCTGCTTTGGCATTCTGTGTGATTTCATCATACACAGCATTGGCAATCGCCTCAGCCATCTTGCCTGCCATTGCGAATTCACCAGTAAGGACAAAGCCTTGTGCTTCCAATTCATTTTCTAACTTTTGTTTGAGTGACTCTTTACCCATTGCCATGTTACTTACCTGCCTTAACTGTTTTAGATACATCCACATGATTCTTGCCAGAGAACGGGCAAATAGTTTGCCCAGTGCAAACACCAGTGCCGCCGTTCATGGTGATGAGATCAGCCACTTCAATGATTTTCTTTGCAGACGTGGACTTTAGGTTTTTGACGACTTCCGTGTGGTTGTTGTTGATTTGAACAATCTGGTCTTCCAATACTTGCACCCGTTTATTCAAGCATTCGATGATTTCGTCTTTGTCGGTCTTACGTTCAAAGTTGCCTTCTTTATCGACTAATTGATAAACACCTTGGCGTTGTTGGTATCGGCTTTCACCTTCTTTGATACCAGGTAACCTAAACCCAAGCGGAAGAACACAACGGATAAAAGGTTTGTCTGGCTGTCCGAACATGAACCCAATTTCTACGATACTGCCGATCGCAGGTGGTTCCAGTCTTCCTGCATACTCACCAACACCTGGTATCGGTAACGGCACCGCTTGAAGTGGTGCTTTGTTCTTGAACTCCACGCCCCTTTCATCCAACAGTTGAACATCCGCTGCGTAATGAGGATAAAAGCGATCAGATATGTCACCCTCTTCTGGCAGCTCTGGTAATGCGACCACCTTTCCCCAGCGAGGCAAATGCCATCGTCCGGTTAGTTCTGGGAACAAACGAAAAATGATGCGCTGAATCGCTTTTACATCCATGTTAGTTTTACCTCTGTCCCTTGGAAGTCTGCGCCAACTAAACGATGACCATTGACTATCGCGCCGGGTCTTAGTTTTGGAATGGCTGGGACTTTCACTGATTTTGACGCTGTTCGGTTGGTCATTAAATTATCTGGGATGTTAACCGGCTTATCAGCCCAATATGAATCTTTCCAACTTCCCACGTAAATCTGACCATTGCCTTGTTGCTGCCAAAACAGATCGTCTATGCCGAATGCTTGGGCTAACTCATCCATGACACGGTAACCATTGCCGTCACTGTAAAAGCAAGGGATTGACGTTTTGCTGTAGGCTGCTTCTGGTACCACGAACTGCAACCCCGTTTTGTTGGTTACGTCACTCAGTAGCTGCATCAAGGTTGGGTGTCTCAGCGTGACATCAAGTGGTTTGAAAAGTAATGCCGCAAGTTCGCGGCAAAATAATTCTGACCATCCTTTTTCAGCAGGTTGGACTCTCTCTACATACCCAAGAAACACACGTGATATGCTGTCACCCCAGCCGATATCGACCGCAACGATAGTATTCACTTTCGGTGAGCCTTCCACTTTGATGGAGCAACGAGCTGGCGTGTTCACATCAAAAAGAACACGGTGGTCTTTCGTCTTTACCTTTTGGCTACCGAGATAAGCGCGACACGTGAATTTGTTGTTTACTGTCATGAGTCACCTTTAAGCCAAAGCATCATCAATGGACTTGAGCACTTTCATTACACCTGTTAACTCAATACTTGTGTCCGGTGGTACGTCTTCACTCTGTCCAGCTTCAACCGGAGTGGTTACCCCTTGGACTTGCTGCTGTGTTGCAGGTTGGTCTTGTTGACGTTGTTCAACTCGTTCCGGTACCGAAAGATGCTCAACCAACTCAAACGCAACGCTCCATTGCCTCAGGCTTTCTTGTTCATCGGCACGAATAGTGCCTTGAAACTTGACCTCACGAACTTTGAGTGTCGATGCGGTTTTGTTACTAATGCGGTAGATTTGGCGGGCGCTTTCTTGCTGCCCACCTGCCATATTGAAAAGGTTGCTCAGGATCTCAGGTTTACTGAAAGGGATGATGCCACTCACCGCTAACACTTTGCCCTTGTTACCTGTTTCCGCTTGGTCAGTCGCCGAGGACTGACCGGACATATCTTGTCCGGCGAGTTGTTGGCGAACACTAATGCGCAGGTTGGTGAGTGAGATTTGAATGCCGTTTAGGGCTAGCATTAATACCATCCTCACATATATACGACGTTATCTACATAAACAATATTGGACGTCCATTGCCCTGAAGCATTTGCCACGATATGCAAATACAGTGGCCTCTGTGACGGCACATCTAGGACAACCGTTCCATTGTTATTTACGAAGATGTAATCCAACCTTCCGTCTTTTGGATCGATAGGAGTCTTTGTCTCATACAAAGCAATACCCGCATCAAAGCCAACCTCATCTCTTAAGAACGATAGATCTGCTGATACTAAACTTACCCCTTCTGGAACCTCATTATTAAAACACAACGTTCTCGTTCTCACGCCATCGACCGAGCTTGTAGCTCCAAGCTCAATAAAGCCGGTAATATTGGTGTCACCACTCCCTTGCCCAAAATCACCTCCTGCTACAATCTCATCCCTTCCCGCAAAACCATAACCGTTCTTGAAAGCAACTCGATTAAATGTTTGCTGATAGATTGCGCTATTTGCTCCCTTATAGTTCAGAGCAATTTGGGAGACCGTCGCACGAGATACACTTTGTCCTGTTAACACGACGTGTAAATAGTACACACCATTTATCCCTCGTGTATCTGCAATGAACTTGCCGTGATTAGAAGTAGCAGAAAAAAACATTCTTCCCTCTGCAGGGTTGTCGTGATCTATCGTTTGGGTGTTATACAGTGCGACACCAATGTCACCGTCACCTGTGAATGAATCAACCATCAACTGGACATACTCAACGTTGCTGAAATCAACTTTCCGCACAGTGGAAATACTCTCTCGAACTTGGTTTTGTGAACCCGCCAGTTCCATAATAATTGACGCAAAAGAAAATCGACTTTTCCCCTGGGCAAATGCACGTTTTAACGCAAATGGGTATTTTGGATTAAACTGACCGTTCTCATAGATTGGCGTAAAATCAATTGCCTTGCTCTCATTACTCCCTTGAGTAACTTTTTCACCTGTTCGCCAGTCGATAAGTGCGTCATTCGCACTTTCACTAGAGTCAGGGGTGCCAACTAGGTAGTTAATCTGCGCGCTTGTTCGCTTGCCTGTATAATAGAATGCGTTGATGACGCCATTTTTAGCTCTTTTGGCACCAATATATCCACTGTCACCTGTTGATTCGTCAAGCGGAATATAAGCTGCTAATTTTGCCACTCGCACTTGCTGAGAAAACTGATCTAGAAAAGCTTTGTCAAACTCTGCCCGACTAATCAGGATACTTGATGAACCATCAGCCTCAGTGAATCTAGAGTGATGTATAAATTCCACAGTCTTAGATGCATAATCTGGAACCATTTCACCATTTGACAACGTAAAGTTGCGAATTGATTTACTGTCTTTGGGTTCCGTCCAAGTGCTGCCATTATCATTGGACGTCATAAACTTTGCAGGAATAACCTCTTCTGTCGTGCCCATTCGCACTGCAGCACGGGCAATGCATAATAATCGGCCTCCACCGATATCACACCAAGCAGGCTCCGTGACGTCAGTAGGTGAGCCATTGATAAATGATTGTTCCCAACTCTCTCCATTATCATCGGAATAGAAAATTCTTGACTTGTAACTGTCACTCTCAACGGCAAACGTTAGAATTCTTCCGCTTAGCGTTACTAGGAACCCTGAAACATCCCCATTGAAGGCGACAATTGTCTCTCCCTTACTTTGCATCAAGCTTCTTTGCCACGTTGCTCCTTTGTCTTTACTACGGTATACATAGGTCGCATCTGATTGACCCCCTCCCCATGGAAGACGAGCAATTAAAGCAACATAATCACCGTTCAGCGCTATACCTGAAGCCTGACATTTGTATGAATAATTCCCCTTATCAGACGCGATTACTTGCGGGTACGAAAATGCATCGGAAGACTGTGGTTTTGTACGAAACAAAACCGAGTTTGTATTGATATTATGTCCAGTATTCGTGTTATATACGATGACGAAATCATCGGTTTCCTCATCATACGATACAGTAGCGTGTGTCCAAGATGCAAAAGGGTCCCCCACCAACTCACTAGAGTCAAACGCCTTGCCTTTCTGCGTGTAAAAATACTTATTCCCGCTTAGCGACCTGGCTAATTGTTTAAACTCAGGTTCGGGTCTCAAATCACTGACCGAACCATCTTCTAGCACCTGCGCAATCTTACAAACGAAGTGCTTCACATCCTTACCCGTTGAAGAGTCGATGTAGTCGTCTTTTTCTTCTGCAGTCACCACAAAGTTGAATATGGTCACTTGCTCAGCTGTTGGTGTGCCTTCACGGTGCGCGTCGATGTAGATAAACGATGGCTTGTTTGGTACCTGAACGCTTCGGTCAAATTCCATAGCGACACGGTTACCTGAAACATAACCCGCCCCCGCTTTAATGTTGTATGCACTGCCCGATGGCGTTACTAAGAAACCGTCTTCGATAAACCAGTCTTTACCATTCTGGTCGATGATGGATTGCGCCACATCGCTATCCATCTTCTTCATACGTTCTGTGGCGTTGTACTGCCAACTTGAAGCATCAACAGTGATATTGGTGATCTCGGCAATGTCCTTGTATTCGAGAACAACCGAGCGTACGAGTGTATTACCTGCGACACCTGGTTCATCGGCTGTTTTAGGTGTAAGCGCGTGATGGTCAACCGTCACCAATACGCCATATTCTGAGCAGTATGCACCTGTCCAGTTAAACTCGAACGGACCAACATCACTGGTCAACGTGGTGCTGTAAATTACCGAGTCTGCAGAAAGGCGACCGCGCTGCTCTACTTGTTCTTGGTGAACGATATGGTCAGTTGGCACCACATCATCTGGTTGTGGGTACTCTGGACGATTTGGCACATTGGCGAAAATCATCTTGTCGATAACAAGTGCTTTTTCTTCTGCGTTGAGCTGTGCCAACAGAGCCTTACCTGCGGCGGTTAAAATTGACTTATCGGTGCTGTTTGCCATTTTAAAATTCCTTACCCTTTCACTGTGGCTTGGTAATATTCGCAATCAACGTTGAGCACATTTGGAAGCATGCCAACGTTTAGTCGAGTTTTGATGTGTGATATTAAATACTGCGCTTCTATATTCTTGCTTCGCGCTGCCAAAGGCATTTCTACATAACTGGTGTATTGGTAACGACGGCAGGTTCTGCCGTACTGTCTGATTACTGTATCTAGCAGCTTAGGAACGTTGGTTAAATCGCCATCGCGGATTTTTAAGCTGATTACATCCCAATCCACATTGGTTAAACGTTCATCTTGTCCGATATGCGGATAGCCCAACTTGGCGAACATATCTTCCCAACCTGCAATCGAACCCGCATCACGTGCAAAGCCGTAGGCATGCGCCACACGAATTCGAAATAACTCTTCCGGCTCTTGCCCTAGTCGTTCAATCTCACGTTGCCAAGCAAGGATATTCACTAGTGCCATTGGTGCAGTGAGTGGGTCATGCTGTTGCAATGGCATTTCGAATGCCGCCTTTACATGCCCCCAATAGTTGCGCATGGCTCGGGCGAACTTTGCCAGCTCGCCTCTACCCATCCAGTAACGCAGCTTTATCTCAGGAATGTTCAATCGACACCTCCAACGTATTAATGCGCGGCACGGTCAGATTGTTGATGATGTCAGCGTTATCAAATTCTAATGATTCAATCTCTGAGAACTGGGCGTGTAGTTCTTGTCCTAAGCGAGAGAAACTGAATCGAAGCACTGGATTGGTCACTGTTGGCGAGTAGTCAGTGTTTTGTCGGAATGCTGCTCCGATGAATTGCTCCACCTTCACTCGTAACGCTTCTCGGTCTTCCATCGTCAAAGAACGCTGCGGCCAAACTCGGCAGGTAATATCGTGAGTGGTTTCTGGCATCGCTAAAACTTGCAGATCATCACCGTGACCGTGTTGCCCTTCAATGCGAATGTACTCATTCAAATCAGCAAGCATGTCGGATGAAGGCTCACCCGTATCGAGAAGAATTAACGCGTTGGCGGTACCTGGACCACGCGGGGCGTTATGCTCAAAATACACGTTGTCGTCGTTGATGCCTGCGCGACTGGTAAGTAGCGAACGGTAAGCCGCATCAATATGCCATCGGGCAACCGCGCTCCATTGGTTGCGAACACGTAAACGCAGTTCATCATTGCTTTCTTTATCTGAACCCGCCTCGTTCAACCATTCTGCAGGGTTGGTCACCGCACCAATGCCCGGTATCGCCGTTGGCAAAATGTGGTAGTAACCTTCGCCTAGGTTGTAGCCTGCGCCTTCGTTTTCGGCTTCCACCTCTGCCATCACCATGGTTTCGTTTTCTGGCATCGTGGTATCAGCAAGCACTTTCACACGGTAGATAGTGCCGTTAATTGGTTCGGTCTGAATCCACGTATCTTTAGGGATAACCAGAGCAGGACCTTTCGGTGCAGAACGCTGAAACGCGATCATACCTTTGGCTTTTGTCGCGCCTTTTCGAGTGAGTTTGCACTGCCATGCCAACAGGTCGAGCCATTGGTCAATCGCCGTTGCAACAAACATGTTTGGTAGAACATAGCCAACCAACAGAGTGTTAATTAGCCACAGAGTCACACTAACCACTGTTGACTCGATGAGACGCCAGAAAGGAGAAAACGGCGAGTCGTTGGAAATGATGCATTCTTCTTTGTTCATTTCTTCCTTGAGCACTTTCTTCCAGCCGTCTTTATCAGTTGGAATGCCAGATTGCTTCACCAGTTCCGAATAATCTGGTTTTGGAATATCAGCCATTAACGCTCTCCGTTATTCACTATTTCTAATTGCAACTCGCCAAAGTCCATGGTGTCGGCAAAGACATAAATCGTGCCCTCGGTCTGTTCATCCAAACGCACGGTACCTGGTACCAATCGAATGTCTTCTTCAACCAGCAATTCCAGCTTGGTGCGGATATCGGCTTTCTTTGACGGGCTTCGCTCAGCGATTAAATCCACCGCTAAGTTGCTCTCGATGATGGCGTGTTTGATGTCTTGGGCGATCACTGCACGGTCTTGAATCAAGATTGGGTTGCGGCCGGCATCGAGCACCACATCCCCGTTCTCAATCAAAATGTCCTGGTATTTGTAATCCGCCATTAGCCTGCCGCCATTTCTATTTCACTCGCCATGTCTTGCGGGCTGTTCATGTAGGTTGGATAAATCGCCACACCGCCGTAGTTCGTCGAACTGGTTTGATAATTGGCAATGCTCTTGGCTACGCCACCTGGCTGGACTTGAAGCTTTGCCTCTGCACCGTTAACGGAGGTCGATTTGACTTTGGTATCATCATCGCCACCGAACCCCGGTATCCAATCAGTGACACTTTTCACCATGTCCATGACTTGGTTGTACTTACCAATAATCCAGTTAAATACACTCATGAACGCGTTTCGCATGCTTTCAGCCAAGCCCGCAACAGCTTGGAATGCCTCTGTGTTTTGCATCGCAAACAGGAAATCATTCCAGCCTTGCTTTGCCAAGGTGGTAAAAGTAAGGAATGCCGCTTTTAAATCGTCCCAGTAGTAAACCAATGCAGCGACTGCACCGATGAGAGCAACGATACCGATAACGACCCAAGTAATTGGATTGGCAAGTAAGGCAGCCGTGAGTTTGACTACTGACCACATCGCGGCCATTGCGCTCTTAGAGAATGACCACATGGCGAGCGTTGCGCCTTTGATTGCAGTCACACCAAGGCCGAAGGTGGCCCATGCGACTGTCACTGCTCCGGTAAGCACGGTGATCATTCCGCCTACAGCAACCAGACCGAGTAAAGCGACTGCCGCTAAACCAATGTACTTGGTAATGTTTGGAAAGAGTTTCGTCCAGAGCATGATTTCTTTTGCGCCGTTGGCAAACATTTCCACTACAGGGAGGATCACTGGTAACAAGGCTTGCCCAAATGCCGCGCGAACAGCAAACACACCTTGCTCTAGGCGCTCCCATTGGTCGGTCATTGCTCCGGCCATTTGCTCAGCCACATCGAGACCATTGACCTTACCGAGTTCATCAATCGAGTTCGCAAGTCCATCCGTGTTTTGCATCAGCAGTTGAATCATTGCCGTGGCTTCTTGAGTACCAAATGCTTTACTTAACTCTGCCGCTTCCGCAACCGAAATCGTGTCACCGTATCGACCTTTGATTTGATTCAAAATATCGACAATCGGTAACAACTGACCTTGTGCATCGGTAAACGACATATTCAGCGCATCTTGAGCCTTTGCCGCACCTGCAAGGAAAGCACGATATTTGGTACCCGCTTCACTACCACTCATCGTGGCTTGCAACGTACCAAGGATTGCCATCTGTTCAGTCATTCCCACACCAACAGAGGTAGCCGAAGCGCCCACAGAGGTAAACGCAGCCGACATCTGATCACCAGTGGTCTTAAACATCTGAACCGCTCGTGCAGTCTGCCCACCAAGCATGTTCACCCAGTCGGCTTTACCCATTTGGTTCGCGCTATTCTGGAAAATGCCGTACATGGTGCCAACGTAATTGGTAATGGTTGAGGTATCGGCTTTTGTCGCCGCCGCAAGCACACCAGAGGCGCGGGTAAACTCGGAAAGTTCATTACCTGCTAATCCTGAAATTGCCGACTGAATGTCATACGAAGCCGCCACGAATTCCGTTGCCGACTTGCCGTAATCCACCGCAAAATTAAGCGCCGTGTCACTCAGTTGCTGAAGCTGTTCATCAACCACGCCCAATGATTTTACTTCGCCCAGAACACGATCCATTTCAATCGCAGGCATCAATGCATTTTGCAGCGCAAAACCTGCACCCACCATTCCTGCGGTACCCGCCATCATGGTATGTGTACCCTTACGATAGGTATTGGTGACATCATTTAGTTGACGCTGAATGTTACCCAGAGGTTTTGATATCTGGTTTATCAGTCCAACTCTAAATGTGAGTGCTTCTGGTAGCATTGATGCGTCCTATTACCGGTGGATTAACCACTAAATGCCTTTGCCACACCGTTAGCCATGGTGCTTTGCATGTTCTGCCAGTACTTCGTTTCTAACCAAATTGCCCTTGCAAGGTTCTCTTCGCTGTCTGTCTCACCCGGCAACCACTTACGGCGCCAGGTGAGCATTTGTTCGAGCTCGTTGGAGTCCATAGCCCGAACAAGGGCATCTATTTTTTTACTTTGATTTGCAGCTTCGGCGTGTATTCCTTCAGAACTTCACCCACAACCTGAATCGCAGCTCCTGGGTTCTCGTTCGTCAGTTCACGGAATACTTCTTTGCTTTCTTCTGTAACGGTGTTCATCAGAAAGTTATGCGCAGAGTTCACGATTTCCCCCTGTGCCAACGCGTTCATGTAGTCGTTGTAATCTGCTTCTGTCGGGACAAACGTGATATCTGCATCACCAACCGTTAGTGCAATTTGTTTGCTCATGCTACATCTCTCTCTTTATCTAACTTGGTTTCTAAACGGTCGAATCGTCCGTTTATAGAATCTTTCAAATCATCTACGGCTTCCCGTAGTTCGTGCTTAGTGGCGTACTTTTCGGCGACATCTCCGCGCAGTCGCTCAGTGGCTAGCTCATTGGCATGGATACGACGGTCATGGTCTCGGGCGGTGCTTTGCCCTTTATCCGTTCTGCCGAAAACCACATTGATGATGGCGATAAGCAGCGCTATCGTTGCCACAATCGCCGATATCCATGATGAATCCATCGCTATTCCTTCTGTGGAATTTCTTTCAAGCGTTTGCCTTGTAATGCGTTGATGATGTCGTCAACCGTTTCTTGCATCACATCATTGCTAGTTAAGCCTTTTAGGGTTTCTAAGCCCCACACCACTGAGCGTGTGGCGAAACGTTCAAGGATGATTGACCAACTGATTTGAAAGAACAGACCTTTCAGTACTTCCAACAATGTCTTGCCAACGATTCCAGTTAAGAAATTCATGCTGCTTCTCCGATTAGGGATTGATATGCCTGTAGGTAATCTTCTGCTGTTGCTTTACCTGCGCTTGTGTTCCAGTACTTCTTCGCGTACCGAGCCAAACCTTCTAGGTCATCGGCTTCTGGCAAGGCTTCTGGGAACCGAATTAAATTGAGTCGTGCGGTTGCCACTGCGAACTCGGGTGAAATCACCATGTAACGAGGGTCTAAGTGCTCAACGGGGCAAAACATCGACAGTGCATCCAACAAGTGAGGGCGGCTGTTACCTAACCACTCGACAAGCCAGTTGAAGGTGGCTGGCTCCATTTGGGTAAACCCCAATGCAGGACCACGTACTTGTTTTGAGTAAGTAAACTTTCCAGACTCATGGGCAATAATCATCAGGATCAGATTAATGGCCGCTTGAGTGTTCATTGTGCCTTTACCACCGGATGCCATATCTAAGTGGTCAAGGACTGGCTTCATGATTTTCTCAACAAAGAGCTCTGCTAAATTCATCGAGTCATTCGCTCCAATTCGCTTTGACACTGGGTGCAGTAGATGCAACCTGGTACTTTTTGGCGGCGTTTTTCTGGGATTGGGTCGCCACATTCGCCGCATTCATGTGCGCTTTCCCGTTCTTCAATTCGCTTAGCCCTTGCCAGTTGGTTGGCAAGCGCCACTTCTGTGAATTGGGTTTCAATACCGCAGGCATGGTCGATAACATCTGCCATCATGCCTCCTTGTTATTGAACTAAATCTTCGGTTTCATCCGGACGTAGGTACGGCACACCGTTGATGCTGACAAAGTCTGGGCTTGTCACCTCGAACGGCAACTTGTGAACTAATGCACTACCGCCATTCGAATCGGCATCAAGTAGGTCAGAGATTTTGATACGACATCCGAAGGCTTCAATTTTCAGCTCATCTTTATCAATCTTGCCGTAGAACAGCGCGTCAAAATCAGGCATTCCACGCCAAGAGCCGGCTTGTTTCGCTGCTTTGCTTAGCAGGTTAAATTGCTGCGTGGTCAGCTCCATTTCACCACTAGCCTCAACATCTCCGTCGACGTAACCATCTGGCACACCAGAGGTTTTATTGACGGCGGAATTATCGGTAATGGATAACGAGACTTTTTGTGCTTTGAGCTTGTAGTCACCCAAAGAGAAATGCATGTTCTTGCCAGAAATTCTCATGGATTACGCCTCCAAATCTGCAGGGTTAGTAAGATCAAGCGCGATGTTGACCACGATCTGTTTCGGGCAGTTATGAGGACGAACCATCAAACCGATCGACACTTTGGTTTTGGTTACCCACTGAATGGTGACGTCACCATCTTCTGGCGGCATGATTTCACCAGGGAAGGTAATGCCACCAACTTCTGTCGTTTTCGACATATCACGCATATCTTTGCGGAAGTAAGTGCGGTTCAGCTCAATGCTTGCAGGCGTTGAGTTAAGAATGCGGTCGGCAATACGGCGAATCGCTTTGATACGCACACGGCGGTTAAGCTTGTGAACAGGGCGAACGTATTCGAGGTACTGATAATCGCCGCCTTTGGCTTCCAATGTGGTTGCGTCCGACCAGTACACCCCTTCTAAATCGGCATACCATTGCGGCAGTGAGTAACGTGCGTCTGCCAGCGTAGCGATGGTGCTCATCTCTAATGCTTTGCCTGCGCTGTCCGTTGGCATGTCTCCCAAACTCAATACTGAGCCTGTTGCGACACGCATCGGGCTGTCTGCTACCGTGACATTTCGATCACATAGACGACCAGCAAGTACACCCACGTTATTGCCGTTAAGCTGAGGAACGGGTGTCACGAGGTTTGCAGAAACATCTTTCACCAGGTCAAGCATGGCGGTTTCGTACTCTGCCCACGTTTGGCCTGTATCAGGGGTTGAATCAATGCCCGCACAAGCGGCGAGGAAGAACACCCAACGACCAAGTTTGCTAGTCAGCTCGGTTGCTTTCGACTGCATATCATCAAACTGAGTTTTGACCGTGACTGGGTCACAAATAGCAATGCCTTCGAATGAGTCAATCCGGTTCGCCAGATCAACAGCATCTTGCCACGTATCATCTGCATCTAAGCCGACAATCGCACCCGTCCAGTTTTGCTTACCGTTAAGCTGAGCTGCCTTCACGTTAAGACCAAGCGCATCATCGGCGACAACTTCGTCAAGGTTGGTCATGTTATTAATGCGGGTCACTCTGCCTTGCAGTTCTGCCTTGTCAGTACGCCCGATGAAAAGCACGTGACGTTCTATCTCAGGGATACCGCCTTGTGCCAAATTGAGATTGTTAACCTCTACCTTTCCGGTTGCCATTGGTTATTTCCTCTGTTTTGCCTGCTCAAATATCTTGATGAGCTGGCGGTTCACTTCACGTTCTTTACTACCGAGAATCTGACGCTCTGCTAATGGAATATCCCAACTGGTGATATTTGGCTGATTAGAGAGTTCTCGAATGAGCTGTCCTGCTTGTCCATGGGTGATGGTTGCCATCAACTCACGTAAGCTGGCTTTCTTTCGTCCTTTGCCACTTTTTCTCGGTACCGTGTAACCCAGTTCTCTTAGCTTTCTCGCTTGCCCCTTGGTACAAGGTGCTGAGTAATCCGGTTTGCCCCATCGCTTTTGCATTTGGCGCTTGGTCATTTTTTGCTTTTGACCAAGGTGGTGCCTTGCTGCGATTTTTGCGGTTAACTTGTTATTCCAAGTCAAATCAAGCTGGTTGGCGTTTCTCACATAAGGCGTTAAGCCCTTTGCCATCCGCTTTAAAACTTTGCCTTTCTTCTTTCCTTTCTTCGGTTGCAGAGCGCGTACGTTAACGTCTTTTTGGGACCGAATGCGCTTTCTGGTATTGGTCGTTTCCCAACGGCCAAGGGTTTTCAGTATCCAGACTCGCTTTTTAGGTGGCAGAGCCAGCATGGCCAGCTTTTCCTGCATGTTGAGCACATCGCGCTCATTGACCTTAATTTGCGGCTTCATTCACCAACTCCGCTTCTTCTGCGGTGTAGATTTCAACGGCCTGTACTCGGTAGGTTTCCCCTCGCCAAGTGATCATTCCCGCAGGGTCAGGAATCAGCTCAATCGGCTCCATCATTTCCAGTTCAATGGCAACGTCGGCTACTTCACTGCTGATCACATCAACCGAAAGGTCTGGGTCGCCTAACTCATCTTCATTACGCGTGGTGTCGTAATCGCTCAGCCAACAGGCAACCAGAGCAAGTAAGCAGCGAGGGTCCAGAAGTCGGTGCGGAAACTCTTCAATACTGATCACTGCGTTGTACTTCCAGTGACAAGCGATATAACCGCCGTTCCCTCTGTCTTCACCGTTTGGCACGATGGAGCCGTTTTCCTGCCAGGCATCGATTTTGTTATCGAGCACATTGGAGTTCAGGTGACTGACGATGTAGTCCGTCAGGTGCTCAAGCTTGGTTTTGTTGTAAGTGGTTTCGCTCATATCGAGTCAATCCCATTCGCACTGCGACCAAGGAGTGCACGCACATCTTTGTTACTCTGGGCGAGAAAGCGTGCCTCTTGTTCCGGTTCATCCGTTGCCACGCTTTCACCTTCTTTTCGGCGGTCTTGGGTCGCAAACTCTTTCAGCAGCTCGGCGTGAGCCCGACCATAAACCGCACGTTTGTAGAGCATGATTTTCGGATTGCTCAGCACTGGCTTTTCGCCATCGACGATCAGGCTTTCCAGTCGTTCCTGAATATTCAGCGCGGCGATGGTCACCGCGTAGTTCAAAGAGTCGTTATCAAACGTATGGGGAACACGGCGTAAACTGCGGAATTCAGCCGTGGATAAATCAGGCCACCCTTCACCTGGTATGGCGATATCGACTGCGCTGTTAACATTTCCGCCAAAGCTCATAACGGTTCCTTGCTTATTTAAATTAGGGCGCCTCTAGCCACTGGGTCGACGGTATCGAGTTAGCCGGTTGGCTTCTCTTACCTCACCAGCCGAGGCGCGGTGGCGTAGGAGTCTTTACAGATTCTTGCCTTCGTTAATGGCGCGAATACGGGCTTCAATCTTCTTGATTTGGGTACCCACCCCCACTTTGCTGTTCTTATCGTGCGCGTGTTGAAGCAGAGCCAAGGCTTTTTCTAGCGTTTCTACGTTGCCAACCGCAGTGGCTTGCGGCTGGCCTTCTTCATTTCGAATCAGGTATAAACCCGCGAACTTGTACCACTTGGCATGAACCTTCTCGTGCAAGCGCCACTCTTTCTCGACCTTTTCGAATACCTGGGAGAAATAAGGCTCGATGGAATGACCACGTTCAGATTCTTTCTCCGCCCATGCCAACACTTCGTCAGCACAGAACGTCGGCCAATCACGGCGGAAGTTTTCTGGTGTAGGTAAGTCCAGCTCAATGGCTTTCATGCACCACTCAATCGCGGCATCCAGTTCTTTAACGTCGAATAGCCAAACCACCATGTTGGTAAAGATTGGGTTTTCGAACGCTTCGCCACTTTCTAAATAGGTTTGAACATACGGCTTGTACTTCGGTACCAGCACTTCACGTTTGTGCTTAATTCGATCAGCGATGGCATTGAATGAGCGCAAATACTTGCGGTCTTCTTCAAACTCAATCAGCTTAATGTGCAGGCTGTCGGTATCTGCACCGGAAACGGCTTCCGGTGCAGACTGGTTAGCTTGCTGTTCAATGAGCTTTCGGCGCTGTTTTGCTAATGGGCTAACCATGCATTACTCCTTAAGCTACAGGCTCAACAACGGTGACCGCTTCAATCGCAGCGAACTTATTTAGATTGCCGATTGCATAACCTTCCATACGGATGTGGTTTTGCTTGAAGCGAAGCTCGTCTTCGTCATTCTTCTGCTTGCGCCACTGCGTCCCTTCCTGAGTAAGAATTTGCAGGTTTTTAGTGTTGGTTACCCAAATCATATCGGCAGGGAAGAACGGCGGCGTATAGGCCTTTTTACCCGCAATGGTTTTGGCTAACTGCTGCGCGGCTTTGTGTTCCGTTGGTGTGTTTGCTGATTCCAGTAGACGGTGCTGCTCTGCTGCGACCAGGTTGGAACCGACGAGAACCACAAGATCAGGGTCTTGACGGTGCTCTGGTGCAATCGTGGTATTGATCAGGTCTTGAACCAACGAATCTAGGTTTTTGTATGAATCCGCGGCTGCGCCTGTTGGGTCGAGTTGCGCTGAAGCAAGAACTTGGCTCGCTTTCTTCTCTTTCGCGATGGTTAACCAACCTTTGTTAACATCCTGACCAAGCGGGTTAGCGACTGGGTCTGTGTTAGCTGCGATAGACGTACCATTAAAGCCAACGCGCAACATGTCTAATGCGAAACGGCGAGAGATGGCATTTTTCATCATGGTCAACCATTGGCCTTTTGAGCCTGAGTTTGCCCACTGAGTCATGGTTTCCCACAAGATATGTGCGCCAGAATCCGTCTTTGTCAGCTCGTAAGTATTACCACTTTGACCGACTTCAACGCTAAAGCGACCACTGTCTTTACGACCGGTAGACAGACCATCATCACCCACATCAACAACCTGACCTTTAATTTGCTGAACTGGCAGCAATGAGACCATGCCAAGGAAAGCATCAGACTCCATGATCGCCTGACGAAGCTTGGTTTCCATTGGTGGTGTTAGGTTAAATGACTGAGTACCCTGCGGAGCATTTGCTGCTGCTAACGTCGCTGCACAAAACTCTTGTAGGTAGGTGGTAGATAGTGCATTCAGCATTAAAAAATCTCCTCAGATGAGAACTTCTCACTGGTACCCGATGGGTTCGGCTCTTGGCCTGGTACTTCCTGTGAAAGTTCAGCGAATTGGTTTTCGAGACCGTTCACTTTCTCAATTAACGGTTTTAGCTTTTCGTCCAGAGTGGCAGAGAACTGCTCAACGCTTGTGTCCTGCTCTTCTAGCTCTGGTGTTTCTGGCTCGTCTTGCAAGTTGAACTCTTCTTTCAGTTCTTGCTTGAACTCGCCTTTGAATGCAGAAAACTGCTCTTTCAGTGCTGCTTTAAGTTGCTCTTCGGTCACATCGGTGTCCTCTACTTTTGATGGAGTTTCTGGCTCTTCATCGCCAGAAGAGAAAAATTCATTAAATGCCGCGAAAAAGCGGTCTTTGCGCGTGAAGCACTCGGAAAAATCGACTTCTTCCAATGCACTGCACTCTAATTCGGTTGTTTCACCAGATTGACGAGAGAATTGAAGGAGCGAGGTACCAGTGGAGGCTGGGGAGTCAGTCGCAGCTAGGCCCATTAAATAACAACGCCCTTCGCCCTTGTAATCGGGATTTGGCTCGATGGATGTGAACAGCTTTTGCTTTTTGCGGTTGGCTTCCAACATGAATTCATTTGGCTCAAGCTTCGCGAACAGACGTAATTTGCCATCTTCTTCTTCAGCTTTAAGCTCAACAACATTGCCCCAGTTTTCACCGTAGCCATAAAATCGACGGTGTTCTGGCCAGATTAGCGCGGTGTACTCTTTCGGGTCATAGCTTGCCGCCATTTGCTCAATCCAATCACGGGTAATTTTGCGCCCGTCTACGGTTGGCCCCTCAGTAGCAATGATTTTCCAGTCACTAATCTTTGGCATTTTGGTACTCAAACTTGTCATTCACATATCGGTGTGAGCAAACAATACGCCTTTGAATAACGGCTTTCAGCCACTTCAATTCCTGAGAATTCGGATTTAGCCAAAATCCGAATTCATCCGAATTTTAGTTAGTCATTTGCGAGTTTTCGGCGCGTATGATGCAGCTATGGCATATTCAGATGAAATAAGAGAAGCCGCGAAAAAGCTCTATTTACGCGGTGTTCCTCCAAAAGAAATTGCAGCTCAACTGAACCTCAATAGTGAGCGCATCCTTTATACCTGGGCGGAGAAATTCGGCTGGGCGTTGTTGTTGGATGAATTGTCTGTAGAGCAGATGATTAACCGCCGTTTAGCGGTGCTGATAGATAAGGATGAGAAAACCGATCAGCAGCTCAAGGAAATGGACAAGCTAATCGATCACCACGTTAAGCTGTTAAAAGCTCACGCTGATGCAAAAGCCAAAGCAGAGCGACACCTTTCGCAAGGCAGCTCACCAAAGAGTGATGGTGACTCATCAAAACAAAGCAGCAGTAATGGCAACCGTAAAAAAAGCCGTAAGAAAAACAGCATTGAGCACCTGACAGAAGATGACTTTAGAGGCTGGCACGAATCGCTGTTCGAATACCAGCACACGATGCGCAACAACATCAAACAGCGTATTCGTAATATTCTCAAGTCTCGCCAGATTGGTGCTACCTACTATTTCAGTGGTGAAGCCTTAGAAGATGCGATTCTGACTGGTGATAACCAAATCTTTCTTTCTGCATCACGCGCTCAAGCTGAAGTTTTCCGCAGCTACATCATTGCGATTGGTAAAGAGTTCTTAGACATCGAGTTAACCGGCAACCCTATTATTCTTTCCAATGGCGCCGAACTGCGCTTTTTGTCCACAAACAGCAAAACCGCACAGAGTTACCACGGCCACGTTTATGTCGATGAATACTTCTGGATCCCTAAGTTCGATGAGCTGAACAAACTTGCTTCGGCGATGGCAACGCATAAGAAATGGCGCAAAACCTACTTTTCTACGCCGTCTTCTAAAATGCACCAGGCTTACCCATTCTGGACTGGTGACCAGTGGCGCAAAGGTAAAGACTCTCGCGCCAACGTTGAATTCCCGACCTTTAATGAATTCCGAGACGGCGGGCGACTCTGCCCAGACAAACAGTGGCGTTATGTTGTCACTATTGAAGATGCCGCGAATGGCGGCTGTGACTTATTCGACATTGACGAACTGCGCGAAGAATACAGCGATGACGACTTCAAAAACCTGTTTATGTGCGTGTTTGTCGATGGTTCGTTGTCTGTCTTCAAATTCTCTGACCTCGAAAAAGGCATGGTGGATGCCGCTCACTGGCAAGACTTCAAACCAAATAACAAACGACCTTTTGCCAACAGGGAAGTTTGGTTAGGTTACGACCCAAGCCGCACCCGTGACAATGCCTGTTTGGTGGTTGTCGCTCCGCCTGTCGTGGCGGGTGAACGTTTCCGTGTATTAGAAAAACACTATTGGAAAGGGCTGAACTTCCAATATCACGTTTCAGAAATAGAGAAAGTCTTTCAGCGCTACAAAGTGACTTACATCGGAGTCGACACCACTGGTATTGGCGGCGGTGTTTGGGACTTAATTTCGAAGAAATACCCACGTGAAGCTCACGCTATCCACTATAGCAACGAAAACAAAAACCGCTTGGTAATGAAGATGATTGACGTAGTAGAAGCCAAACGCCTGCAGTTTGATGCCGAACACAAAGACATTGCCATGGCGTTTATGGCGATTAAGCGCGTCCCAACGGCCAGCGGTAACGCCATGACCTTTAAAGCCGAACGAAGCGAAACGACCGGACACGCCGATGCATTCTGGGCAATCTCTCACGCCATCATTAACGAGCCGTTAGATCACTCAACACCAACTAAATCAACCTGGGCCACTGCAGCATGACCGAGCAAATGAACACTTTAGTCAAACAAGAAGAACACACGCCAGAGTCGGTCTATCACATCGACTCCTCACCAGAGGCCATCGACTCAAACAGTTGGATGACCACCTATTCAGATTTGTTTTACAACGATGCCGACAACTATTGGGAACCACCGATTTCTCGCAGTGGCTTAGCGGATATCGCGCGCGCCAACGCCTATCATGGCTCACTGTTGATAGCCCGGGCCAATTACGTAGCCGGACGATTCCAAAATGGAGGCGCTATCCGCCGCCGACACGTCCAAGCTTTTTGCCGTGATTACTTCACCTTTGGCGATGCTGCATTTCTTAAAATCCGCGATGGCTTCAAACGTGTGGTTCGTTTGCATCCATTACCTGGCATGTACCTTCGCAGACGCAAAAACGGCAATTTCGTCATTCTGGAACGCGACAACCAGCAGCGGGAATATCGCAAGGAAGATGTTATTTTCTTGCCTCAGTACGACCCACAACAACAAATCTACGGTTTGGCGGATTATCTTGGCAGCATTCAGAGCAGTTTGCTGAATAAAGACGCGACTTTGTTCCGCCGTCGCTACTATAAGAACGGCGCACACATGGGCTTTATCTTCTACGCCACCGACCCAAACCTTAGTGAAGAAGATGAAGAAATGTTGAAGCAGAAGATCGCCAGTTCTAAAGGCGTGGGTAACTTCCGCAGTATGTTCGTAAACATTCCGAACGGCAAAGAGAAAGGGATTCAGCTGATTCCGGTTGGTGATATCGCTACCAAAGATGAGTTTGAGCGCATCAAAAATATTACCGCGCAGGACATTCTTGTCGGCCACCGCTTCCCAGCAGGTAAAGGGGGCATTATTCCCTCAAGCGGTTCAATTTCACCCGACCCTGTAAAAGTAGGCAGTGAATATGCCAAGGATGAGATCATCCCGGTGTGTGAGCTGATTATGGATGAGGTGAATTCAGACCCAGAGGTACCTAAACACTTGCGCCTTAATTTCAATTTAATACATGGAGATACGGCCTAAATACGCCTCCAAAACTGTATAAAAACACAGTCTTTTGACGTATGATTATTAAGTCAGTCAATAAGCTAGGTGTTTTATATGAGAGTGTTGTGCCCGGAGTGTGGAAGCAAAAGCCGTATCCAAAAATCCAACCGCTTAACCAACAGTCATTCAGATTTGTATTGCAGCTGCAGTGACCCAGAATGTGGACATACATTTGTGATGAATTTGTCTTATAGCCATACGTTGAGCCCATCGGCAAAAACGACAAGCCAACTGGCATTTAACTTGTGTAAGGCGTTGCCGCCAGAGGCACGACAACAGCTCAAACATCAACTCTCGATACTATAGTGAATCTTGTATAAACGCCGTGCTATCTACTTCAGAAGCCATCTCGACAATGCTCAAGATGGCTTTTTGTTTTTCGGAGTCCAACTGCCCTTTTGTATCAGCCAGTATTAAACCAGCAATATATGCACCTGCCGCTCTAGTCCTCTCTGTTGCCTCACTATTAGCCACACCATCAATGACGATTTCTAAAGCAGACAACAAGATATCGTTTTGATTTTTATTCGACATATCAACACCCTTACCAATCATCAGTGAAATATACTGTATATCCATACAGTTTTCCACAGTGGTTTTTAGATACCAGTCACTAGTTTGTTATGACGACACATAAAGTAGCTAAAACGTATCTCTGCTGGAGAGTGTTAGTTGATTAGCAGTGATGAGATTTCATTTTGTAATTACTCATTTGAAGCATTTCAATTTTAAAGCAGTATTGCTGCATGACCTTCAGTTTGAAGGTTACTTTTCAATCAAACAAGAAAGCTGATCACTGATTAATATCACTAATTAAACATCTGCTAATTGAAGAGAATTATTAAAGGTTGCAATATCAGTATTGAAAATTATGTTTTAACACAAGCAACAATCTGATTTTTATGAGAACTATAACAACAGAAATTCTATTATCATTATTACTTGGAGCTGTGCCGATAATATTGCTCAGCAATCAACCTGATTTTTCAGCGGCAAAAAGCTTATCGTCTTTGAACCCTGGTGACATTGTACTCAACTACTTCTTATACTTATTATGTATTCATTTAGTTATTTGGTTTTTAAATAGTCAAGTTTTAAAAACAAACCAGTCTATTTCAGCAACGCTACAAAGGGCACACGAGTTCACTCACAAGCTCGGGTTTGCCATTCATGGCGTTTATCGTGTTATAGCAGGTGCTGTTCCAGCGGCCATTTGGTTTGAAATTGATAAGCATGGATTTGTTCAAGGTTGGCAAGCGATAACTATTTTCAGTGTGGTTTTATCAATATCTAGCTTTCTCGCTAGTATAGCTTTAGCCAAAACTACGAACTATACAGCACCAAGAGCACTTCTTTTCGGTAAATAACATCAAAATTATAGTAGGCATAAATATCAAGTTGCTTACATTGCAAACAAATGTAACTTTTAGAGAGACTATTAATGAACAAATCAATCATTCTGGCCAGTGTTTTCATTGCATTAACAGGCTGTGCTTCACAACCTAATAATGAAAAATTCAATGTACATACAGCAGACTTTACAAAATCTAGTGACTTAAACCTATGTGCTGTCTATGGGGCCAGAGCGAATCGCTCTATTGAAGCTAAGAACGAACTAGTTAAGAGAGGTGTTTTCTCTGATGCTGAGTGGGAAAGCATTGCAAATAACAAAGTATCTGTCGGAATGACAGAGTGTGCTGTTAAAGCGGCCTACTCTGTTAATTTTATAAAACAGAAAACCACAAAATTCAAAAATGGCGATAAGGGTATGACTTTCTTTTATGATTGTAAGTCAAGCAATGCTACGTATTGTCCATTCACAAAAGTAGACTTTGTAAATGGAAAAGTCTCTGCAGTGTCTAAAGTTCAAAAAATATAACACCAAAAACTAAAAAATCTTGATCTAATTTAAGTGTACCAAACCAGTAGGATGAGAATCACTAGCTTGGTACATTTATTATCAGAATCTGAGTAATGACTACAATCTCATCAATCAAATGGATCTGTCAGATTAGAAGAGAATACGAGCCCATTAAGCTGATTTTGTTCACACATAGCCTTGAACCTCTCTGTACAGTATAAGTTGCTGGTCCCTTCTAATCTTGATTTAAAGATCACTTTATCTTTCACATCATCATCAATGAATGCAAGAACCTCTAACCCATCAGGGCTTCCATATGAGATCTTCTCTACACACTTTTGTCTATCTTCTTTTCCAAAAGTCAGCGATGTATATAAATACCATTGTTCACTTTGATAATTGACAGGTAAAAAATCCCCGCTTTCAGATAAGCAACTATTTAAAGCTTCATATGCCCTCGGCGATAAAACAAGATATGTTCGTAACCATAAGCTAATATCAGGCAATACGGAGTTATCGGTTAATACATCTTCAAATTCGACCTCCGCAGGCTTCCAAATATCTTTCAGAGATTTATTTTCAACAGCCTGCAATAAGATTCTCTCAAAATAGTCGAAATCCCCCAACTGGGTAGCGATTTCATCTGGGCCAGAACATACCGACTGAAACTTAGTTAAATCATCTGTAATTTTATAAACCGTCATCATCCTTTCCATACTTCATTCTTAGCTTCCAAGACCTCTTTAGGGTAGGTGCCACTCTTTAACTCCATTTTGACCCGAAGTAAGTTAGCCTCAAAGTGCTGCTTACTCGGAATACCCTTCGAAAATTTGGAACTAATCCAAGTTTCATAATTAAATGTATGGATCGAACGGTGAGCCGGAGACTTAGGTGCTTCCCAGTTAAAATCCGTATGCTTCGCATAATTTGTTAACCAAACACCATTTACGGGCGCATTTATGCCAATTTTATGCATGTGCAAATTTAATCTTGCGGCTCTCATTTCTGCTTTTCTAAACCTTCCCGAGCCAGGAATGATATGGTGAGGCTCATGGTTTTTAGTTGGTTTAGGCTCTCCTGCAGCGGTTAGGTTATTAGCTAGTTTCGTCGTCGGATGATGCTTTTCAACGAACAACTCTTTCGCATTTTTTTTTAAGTTTTCTGCAGAGTACGATTGCAACTTAGCTTGCATATCTTCAACTCGAGCATGAGCAATGAGTTCAATCCTCATTTTTTTCAAAAACCTCAAGTCTTGTGCTTCAAACTGCAATCGTTTTGCTCTTTGCTGTTCAGTTTCACCCGCAGGTGGGGCAACACGATACTTGCTATAGAAATCGTCGACTAACGCATCAAAACGATCTAAGGCCAACTCAGCTGCAGTTGGATTACTAGGACGATTCGTTTTTCGTCCAACTATACTCAAATTATGCTTCATACTCGTATCCCTCGAACAAACAAAGCCGTTGGATAACATTCACATAACTGACGAGCAAATAATCAATAGCCTTTATGTGGCCTACAGCTCAGATTTTTATGCAAGCAATAGCACTTTAAATCAACTTTAAGAAATAGCGGTTCACTACTCTAACCTTTAAGTTCTTATGACGACACAAACCGGACTAACTCAATATTGGAAAAAGCCGCCCTTCGAGATAATCTGCCGTAATGCTATACCAATAAGAAAGCTCACTTTCATCAACTTCCATATGTGGTACAGGTTCATGTAATAGTGATTGCCAATAGGACTGATTCTCTTTAAATCGCTGATATTCAGATTGATAGAAGTGGCTCGCGTCTTGTTTTATATCGCTCAGGTCCAGATCTCTACAATTCAATGACCACCCTCTTGCACCAGCAGCCCAAACCATAAACTTGTCTACTTTATCCTTAGCCAGTTCTCCTTCAAACGTAATGCAGAAGCGATTGCTCGTATTCACGTGCACTCCCCTGCTATGTAAGTTCTGACTCAGCTTTTCGGCCCGCTTTTCCAAACGGATGATTCTCTGATAAAGCTTGTTCTGATATTCCTCAGATTTCTGCTGCTTTTTGGCGATCGCTTTGGCCTTGATGGTTTGCTCTTTGGCATTTCGTAGCTTGCGGATTTGCCGCTTAATTGGCTTTTTCCATTGCTCAAGTTTGTAGCCTAACTCCTTAATTATTGCGGTCATATTGCCAGCTTCAAACGAAGCAAGAGTTTCCCAGGCAGGAGCTCTTGAGCACTTCGCGATATTGTATCGATTTCCCTTGATTAGCCCTTGGTCAGCATTTTCACCTTTAGCGGCATAACCGACTGCTTTGATAATGTAAGAACCGGCGGCTTTTGGCTTTTTGATTCGCTCTAATTTCGCAAACCCATGCCCCCATATCTTTTCAAGTCGCTTGGCCCAAGGACTAAAGAGATGCTCTGGTACTGTCCAACGTAGCAAAATATGAACGTGTGGATTAGGCTCTCCATCTTCATTGGCTGGACACTCGGCTACCCATATGTAATGGAAATCAGCAGGTAAGTTAGTCGGCCCAACATCGCTGGGTTGAGCATGTTTAGCAACCTTCTCCTGGGATAAGTCGCAGTACTTTCGTCCACTATCTTTGTCAACTTGGATGGTATGATCCGCAACCCAGCCGCGTTGATACATTTTCTTTGCGCCATCAAGAAAACGAGAGACTTCTTTACCTATCGTTGTCTCTAAGGTTTTTTCCATCGAGAACTCTTGCTTGGGCTTTTGTTTAAGATCGCAATACGGCCCGGCTATGACACTGCCCTGGTTCATAGCTTTAACACGCTTACTATCTAAGGTTGGAAACAGCCAGTATTCTCCACCAATATCCGTGATTGGTTGGTCAACTTTCTTTTCACCACGCTTAGGATGTACTGTCACCATGTTGCGCTTATAGATTATTGGATGATGCGACCCCATGCTGACACACTCACTTCCATCCAACATTCCACCGAATATGGCCATTCGTTGTGCCTTGGTGAAAGTCAGCGTGAGAAAAGTAGAGAAACCACCATGGCAAGCTGCAGTGTAAGCCCCTGCCTCAAAGATTTTAGAAACAGAACGGGACGTCAACTTTTCCGAGAATCTCTCACCACTGTTTTCCGAAGGCGCAGCACTAGATGGCGTTTCGGTTACCGCCTGAAACTTATAAGTTTCATTCCAAGACCGGTGCATTAGCTGCATTGAAATAGGAATCTTTTTAGGTTCGCCTTGTCCTCGTTTTCCATTCTGATTGAGAATGGCAGGTTTGGAGCGCTCGTTCGTTTCATACAAAGCATCATGGCTGAAGTTGGCGTCGGCATTGCTGATGATACTTTTAGGGCGTAGAGACTTGCTCAGACTCATCAATTGCTTAATTTGCTTGTCTTTTCTGTGGCGAAATTTCTTTGTCGGACTTTTGCGCCCTTTGACTAGCCTATACTCTTCGGCGATTCTCGCCGCCGCTTCGCGGTCGTGTTCCGAGAGGTAATTTACAGATTTATAGAAGTCAGTTCGCTCTTGAAGATCTCGTTCGCGCTTAGACTTTCGATTGGGAACGCGGTCATATATCGCTATTTTTTTGACCATTCCACTATCTAGAAGTGCTTGTTCTTGGTCTGAGTAAATTTTGGAACCTAAAAAACCAGCTTTATAGCTGGCATCATTATTTTTGATTCGGTCAAGGGGCATCACTGCCCCGCCGATATAGAGAAGGTCAGACTGGTTCATACTCTATCCCTAATTTTTCTTTCGAAAACTTAACAAATAGTCTCTGTGTATCAGGAGACTTCAGAAAACCTTCGACCTCTTCGAGTCGAATTGTCATGGTTATGCCCCATCCTTCCGGCCCTGCAAAATATGCAATAGCACACTTTTCATATGTCTTTGTTCGTCCTTCCAAAATTTGAATGACATCATCACCGACAATAACTGAAGTGATCCTTTTATTTTTCATACCGCCTCCAGTTCTTGGGTCGTTACCAACATAAAGCCGCCTTTCCCATTGCCTTTGCTCAAAACACCTTTGGTTAAATGAGTGCAACTGAGGGATACACACGCTTGTTCGATCGCTTGGTCTAGTGAGTCGAAGTCGCCAACCATTGCATTGGCGACTTGTTGGGTGTCTTCATGGCGGATGATGCCGCCATCTGGGCAAAGCACTATTGCGGCGTATTGCATGAAGCTCGCTCCTGTTCTTCTAAGTAGCGACTCGCCTCTTCAATAAAAGAGCGCCCGCCTTCCACCGTTAACTCTGCATCGATAGTCGTGTATCCAGCAGAACGCGTAATCTCATAGCCAGCTTCAATGCAGTCACAACACTCTTCCAATCGATCTTTCAACATTTCAATTAACTGGTTGGCTTCACTCGAACTATTACTCATGCTGCATCCTCCGATTCAATTTGATCACGGCGAACAGCAATGCGTTCAATCAGGTAATCTTCAATGTTCAATAGCTCTTCAAGCGCACGCTCTTTATCAATCAACACAACGTTGTGAGCGTGATTCGTTGTGTTTTCGTCGAACACAATCACGTTGAGAAGGCTCATTTTTGATGAGTACTCGATACGAATACTGATGACGTCTGAGCTATCCAACGCCAAAGCGAACAGACTATTGATGGTTGTTTGGATAGCGAGTTTGTTTGCAACTTCATTTAGATTCATCTTTTATGCTCCTACGCTAAGACGAAAAAAGCCCCCAGTTACAGGGGCAAAGGCTTGGAGAATTAATGCGTACTACTGAGTTGGTAATGCTTTAAGCGTCGAACGTCACCAAGATTGCGATCGAACAACGTCGCGATTTCTTTAATCTGTTGCATGCCGTTACGGATTTTTTGAAGCTCCAAATCATTAAAGCTTTCAAACTCTCGCACATGCTCCGATGCTTTCAGATCACCGGCGACTAAAACCATACCGCGAAAACGTGGTGGCATAGCGTCCCACAATTTTTTCAACTTGCCGCGTGTAGCGGAACCATTGAACAAGGCTTTACAAGCGGCAATGCTCTCGCTGGCGTTGGGTATTTGCTTTTGTTGTTCTTGTTGAATAGCTAGCTGACTCATTGGTTCCCCTTAGGCTAAGCCTGGAAGTGGCGCACCGTTGGCTAGGAAATCTGTGCCCATTTGCATGAGTGGCTGAAAGCCGGTGGTGCGGTTTTCTAAATCGTTGACGAACAAAACCAAGTTTCCGATGGCCGCTTGAACCTTGGCAATGGTTTTGCGCTTTTGACTGCGAGGTAAACGGTCTGCGCTGCACATGTGTATTGCATCGCTAGACAGCTCACCTGAATATTGGTTGTTAAGTAACGTGCGCTCTAGAAGGTTCTTCTCTTCCCCGTCTTGAGGTAACTGAACCGTCACGACACCAAGGTCAGCAAAGAGTGTGTTCACAATGGTGTAATCGCCGGATTCTTTACTCAGCAATGCCAAATCCACTGGATCTAGTTTGTGAGGCTGTTCTGGGTTTAGCTTGTTACGCAGCATTCTCCCAGTTAGGCCGATGCGTGGAGCCAGCTTTTCCATATTATGATTGATAGCGAAGTCGCAGCATGCAGCGTTAAAAGATTGCTGTTTGCGTTCGCGGAATCCGCACATAGCGATATTTGCGTCCATGATCCACACTCTTACATCAAAGGCGGTACGAGAATGACAACCAACGCGAACACATTTAGCCATATTGAGCAGTGCGTTTTAGTTGGAATAAGAGAGGAAAAGGCCATTACTTACCCAAGCGCAGCAATGGCTTCACGTGCCGCCATTTCGTGCATAGCAACCATGTTAATCAGTGGCTTATCGCGGCGTTTATCTTTGGGCTTGATGATGACGCGACCTTCAGTCACGTATTGTTTGATGGTGCCCATAGGTAAACCAGTAAGGCGGGAGTATTCTTCGTAAGTCACATATGGACTTAGTGGAGGTATCTTGTACGTTAACATGGTGATATCCTTGTATTTATGTCTATCTTCTTCGGTTGCCTCTTGCTTTGGTCGGCGTGACTTCCGAAACACACAAGAATTATTGATCGTCATTCTCGAACTTTCAACAAAAAATGACAAATTAATTCGAAAACGAGAACTTTAAGTCATGAGCATTCGTAAAATAGAACCTTTCGATTATTTGAAAGGCACTGATTTCACAGAAAATTTGAAGAACTTGACAGGATGTAAGAACTTTCAAGAAATGGCGTTCGTATATGGCGTACCAAAAAGCACTTTTAGCACTTGGAATACTCATAATCGAACTTCCCATGAACTCATGGTAAGAGCTCATTTAGCTTTGGGAATCCCAATGGTGGATTTGGCGTTAAAGCCAGAGGACCGGTTTAAGGCTCACTCAGCGACAAAATGTACTGCCGAAGAAGCAAGCGCTACAACTTCACCTAAACACAACTCAGTCCAGATCAAAAGCTATTGCCTGACCAATGGGGAGCTTTTAGATACTGGTGAGTTACCTTACGCTATCCGCAGGTTTAACAGCTTTAACCTCAAAGCTGACGCGACGATTGAAGTTGAAACTAATGAAGCTTTATATCTCGTTGACAAAAGCTCTACAAACCCAGCTTCGGGCAAATACTTAATAGATATCGACGGTACTTTGTCGATCAACCATATCCAGCGCTTACCAGGCAAAAAACTGGCTGTTGTGTTTGGTGACAGCACCGTTGAAGTTTCAGAAAAAGATATAAAAGTAATTGGCCGCGTGGCGGTGACATTAAGAAAAGAATAATTATTAAACGGTTGTCTAGGAAACAAAAGTGGATATTACAAATGACTTAATCTGCACCTATTTGAGTCAGCGTCAAGTGCTACCTGGCCCACAGATGGTTAATGCCAAATTAAGCGCGAACTCAAAAGAGGAACCAACACACGTACAAGGTTGGTGCTCCATCACCTCCTCCCCTCGAACTCTTCGCGTAGACCACATTATCTACATTCACCAGCCTCTTAGTGAAACAGGATCAAAAAAGATAATGGTTAGGCAAAGTTCAACAAGGCACTTAGACATACTTTGCTACGACTACAATACGAGGCTAAAGAAACGAGAACATACATTAGCTAAAAGAGAAGTGATTTTAAACTAATTGGAGACGGGTGAAGTGCAGGAGGATATGTTGTGGAAACAGTAAACTTAGCAAGTTACATAGATTACATTGATAGCTTTAATAATAAGATTGAGAATTGCCTTGGTTGGATTCGAACAATATTGTCTGAAGATCTTTCCAACTTTGATATTTCTTGTGAAGAAGATCTGGATTTTTATAACGAACTTAGTGACTTCCGAAGCAACTTATATAATTTTGAATCCTCCTTAACAAGTATTCTGACCTATTCAAGAAGTAATAACATTAACATCCCTGTCAAATACTTACTAGCATATATAGAAGAACTATCTCTTTTAAAGGAATTATCAAAAAAATTCCCTCTGTATGACTCAAGTGTACTTGAAAGTCTATTTCAAATTTCACTTCCTCTATTCCAACTAAAAGACAAATACCTGAGCGATGAAGCCCATATATCAGCTCAGACTCTCGAAGATCTGCAAAATAGAGCCCATGAAATTCTGCAAAAAAACTCAGCCGAGTTAAACAAGGCAAAGCATCATATTCGTGCGGAAAGCCGCAAAGCTATAGAGCAACTGAGTGACAACGCCGCCGCAGAAATGGAAGCAATTCAACAACGTATTGATGAGGTGGTTAACCGTTTTTCGAAAAAGCAAGAAATGATAGATGCATATTTCAGTAAACTAGGAATAGCAAAAGAAGGAGAGATCTACTTAGAAAGAGCTAAAGAGGAAGAAACATACGCAAACTGGTTGAGAGCGATTGGCATAATTTTTCTTTTTACTTCTATCGCTCTACTCGGCTTTATGTTTAAAGACTACTTGGGGTTTGGTGAAAAACTAACACCTGAAACCGTTGCTCTGTTGAAAGAGATTAGTACAGAGGTATTTGTACTTCGCGTAATGTCCGTTTTACTCCTTACAGCTCCCGCTCTTTATTTACTAAAAGAGTCTGCGGCCCACCGGGCTAAAGAAAATATTTATCGTCAGCGCGGTACACAGATTGTCTCTCTACCGAGCTACTTAGAAGGCTTAGCAGAAGAAGATAAAAATAGACTAAAGAACGATCTCGCAATCTCCTTCTTTTCTTTCCACGATGGTAAAGCAGATACTCAAAGTGTACCCGACTTCTTACGCGATATGAAAGAGATGGTTGGAATTGCGAAGTCTATAAACGGCCAAAAAAAAACTGTTAGAGAACGGCTACGAGGAAAATAGAGGTTAGCTTTAGTTAACATGTGAGTTAACAAAGAACTGCTAGTAATTCTTATTTAGCATATGATAAATCGTATTTTAAGGAAGCTATCTTTTGGAATATCCGATTTTCGAAGTTCATGATCAGAACTTTGATGACTTTGAAGATATGGGAACAAAGTCTAAATTCTGGTACACAGACCCTTCAGATAAGAAGCAATATCTATTCAAATCAACCCATACTGAAGATAAGAACGGAGCTCCTGTCATAAGGTGTGGTGAAGACTGGGCGGAAAAAATATCTTGTGAGTTGGCAGAAGCACTTGGAATACCTCATGCTCAATATGATTTAGCATCACATAATGGAGAAATGGGAACGCGAAGTCTCAATTTTAGTGAAAAAGGGGATAAACTGTACTTCGGCAACCATTTACTTGAAAGAGTAGAGCAAAGCCAAAAGCTGGAACCGAAAACCGGGCAAAAATCTCAAGAAGTTTCTCGAGTCGCCCTCGTAATGGAAAAAGTCGTGGTAAAGCCTCCTAGAACTTGGGAGAATACAACTTCGATCAAATCAGCTCTAGATGTATTTATCGGGTATTTGATGTTTGATTGTCTCATTTCAAATCAAGATAGGCACAACGAAAACTGGGCTTTAACCGTCAACCCTGAAGGAAAAATGACACTTGCACCGACTTTTGACCATGCAGCGAGCCTTGGGCGAAATGAATCTGATGAGAATAGAAAAAGAAGGCTTTACCCAGAACAAGCAAACCAATCTGTAGAGCAATACGTAAGAAAAAGTAAGTCTCATTTTTATCTGAAAGGTACGCGATTGAAAACTATTGAAGCTTTTACTGAGTTCGCTAAATTATCACCCAAAGCAGCCATAGAGTGGGTTGAACGATTAGAAAAACTTGAATGTGATCAAGTGAATAACATCGTATCACGAATACCCCACTCCATAATTAGTGAAACTGCAAAGCAATTTTGTATTGCTATTATTGAGAGTAACAAAAAAAGAATTATCGACCTAAAGCCAAGTCTAGCTTTAGCTCTAAAAAGTTGAATTATAATGAAAAGTGTATTTGTTGTTTGGAAAGATCTTCAAGACGGGATGTGGCACCCTGTCGCTAAACTGACTAGAACCGAAAAACTGTATCGCCTGAATTATACTCTAGGGTCAAATCACCCACGTTTTGTACCCTTTCCTAGAATGCAAGACCGTTCGAAGATTTACACTTCAAGAGAGTTGTTTGCGTTTTTTAGAAATAGAATTCTACCTAAGAGTCGACCAGAGTTTAAGAAAGTTCTGGAGTGGTCAGGCATGGATACCGAGTCATATGATGAGTTGGAACTACTAGGAATTACTGGTGGAGCTCGACAGACAGATCAGTTTCGAATCATCGCGCAACCACAACTAACGGATACAAAAAACTATAAAATTAAGTTTTTTATCAATGGTATTAGGTATTTACCAGATAGTAACATTGAGAGAATCTCGCGGTTAGATAGCGGAGATGAACTGAGATTTCACTTTGAAGACTGCAATGAACATGACTGTAATGCAGTATTTGCCACGACTTCTGATGAAGAGCAAATTAAAGTTGGTTATTGCCCTAAGTACTTTAACTCAGACATTAGAACTCTAATGAAAGATCCGAACCTTAAAAACTATGTTCTAACAGTATCAAAAGTTAACATGGACGCTCCTGCTCCGTATAAGCTGCTGTGCGAGTTTGTAACAACTTGGCCGAAAGGATTCTTACCTCAGATGTCTGAGGACTATTTGGCTTACAAATGCCAAGAAGAAGTTCATATACAAGACTGACGAAAATTTCATTTAGTGCGGATGTCTGTAATTAAGTAAACCCTCTTCTTAGAGGGTTTTTTATTGCATAATATTCATCTTACGGAATGACAAATACTTCGTAAAACCTGTAGAGATGATGGCTTTGTTATTGGGAGAGATGCCAACATGGCCAACAACTATCACATCTGAGCCATCGAGCTCACTAACATCTTTAATCTTAAAGTTTCTAAGGAGCTGGTCTTTTAACTCTGGTCTAAGACTTATGCTAGGTTCAGTCCTATAGTCACCATAGTTCAGCCAAAGAACTCCATTATTATCAACGTTTAAGTTGTTTATTGGACCCCAGAATATGTATTCTTTTCCTGTATGCTTGTCACTTGCTTCTGATATGGGAACTAAGAAGTCTGCAAGTTGGCCTTTAATGATCTCTCTTCCACCGTCCGTCACAATGTTAATCGTCTGTCCCTTATCCGCATAATTTGGATTACGACATAGATTTGTTAACAGCGCCCTCAAAGATTTATTGAGTGGGAAACCTGAGCCAGAACCAACTCCAGATGCCGGCCTCGCCGTTACTCGTGTTGATTCCTCTTCACCGTGCTTGCCGTTATCTTGAGATACATACAATGAGTTGTTATTGGCTTTATCTAGATCAACACGAATGTCAGAAGATAAATCTCCTTCTCCCACTGATTCATCTTCCCCATCAGGTTTCATCAATACCGTCGAAGCGTCGCAATCAGGTTTATGGCGAGCACCAAAACATGCCATACGGTCGATTTTTGCTGTCTTATATCCCTTAACAAACCAAGCTTTTTCTCCACAAACTTTGCAGTCAATTAATCCTCGAAATTTACCCGGATCGTCTTCATACATTTCCGTTGTACAATCCGAACCATCTTCCCTATAGGTACAAACAAGCATACTCACCTCAACACATAAACTACCGTTCCAATCCCGACTTACCAGCAATTTGTGTATCGGTCAAACCGTAGTATTCTCTTTGCGACATAGAGCATACTCATTCTTGTTCGTTCATTCTCAACTTAAACATTGCAAAAACTACCACACAGAAATACTGTATATAAAAACAGTTACATTTATCTCATTATGACAATTCGAAACCTCAAAGACGGCAGTAAAAAAACTTGGCTTTGTGAGTGCTATCCGCAAGGCCGAACTGGTAAACGCGTTCGTAAGCGCTTTGCAACCAAAGGCGAAGCTACGGCTTTTGAACTCCACTTGATGAAAGAGGTGGATGATAAACCGTGGTTAGGTTCTAAACCTGATCACCGTCGATTATCTGATTTAGTCGAACTATGGTTTAAGCTGCATGGTAAGAATCTCAAGTCCGGTTATCATACTCGCCTGCGCTTAGAAAGCATGGTTTTCGACTTAGGTAACCCGATAGCTTCACAGCTTAACGCAAAGCAGCTCGCCATGTATCGCTCTAGTCGTTCCAATAAAGGCAGAGGACAGGAGCATAAAGAGCTTTCCATCGCTTCGAATAATGTGGACTTTGGTTTGCTAAAAGCGATGTTCAACAAGTTAATAAAGCTTGGTGAGTGGAAGCTACCGAATCCTGTTGGCGGTATTGAGGCAATTAAAAAACCAGAGTCTGAGCTGGCGTTCTTGACCGAACAAGAAATTAGTCATTTGTTTGAAGTTGCTCAACAAAGCCCAATTGGTGATGAGCTTACGAAGATATATAAGGTTTGCCTGGCGACTGGTGCGCGTATCAGGGAAGCGATTTACCTGAAGGGTTCCAACCTGACGAAATACCGTATCACTTACAGCAACACCAAAGGCAAACGCAATAGAACGGTACCGATTTCTGAAGAGTTGTATAACCAAATCTATAAACCAACCAATGACCGCCTTTTCACCTGCGGTTACGGCGTAGCGTATAAATGGTTGACTAAAGCTCTCCCCCATTTACCAGAGGGACAAGCGACTCACGTTTTACGTCATACTTTCGCAAGCCACTTCATGACCAACGGCGGCAACATTCTTGTATTGAAGGAAATCCTCGGGCATCAGCATATCGATCACACGATGATTTACGCCCACTTTTCACCAAACCATTTGAGTGATGCGGTGAGGTTTAATCCATTGAATTCATTCAATATATAAAGACCACTCTATCGATAACATTTAGTAAAGATTTAATATGTCTTTCAGACATCTAACGATATATGTGGCTTGGCTCATACCAACATGTGACATAGGGATATATTATTAATCTCATAACAACAATAGTATTAATGGAAACTAACTAATATGAGTAATAAAAACGAATACTTATCCTCTGCATTGGAAAAACTCTACAGTAAGAACGAAGATTTTATCATTATAGGCCTGACTGGTAGAACAGGAAGTGGAAGTACAACAGCAGCAAAAATATTAGCAACAGAGAAAAGTGCTTTAAGCCATAGTTTTTTCACTGGCAACACTCCAGATAATAATAAGCAACGAAAAGAAAAAATTCTAAACAAATTCTATAAAAAAAATTGGCAACCTTTTATACACCTGCGTGTTAGCTCAATTCTAACGCTAATGCTATTAGATTCACTCACTCCTGAACAGCTGGAGCGCTTTCTTAAAAATCAAGAAGCAATACGAGACAAAGACATCTGTTTATTTCTCACCTACCAAAAGGAACTAGCTGAAAGAATAAAACAGCAAGATAAGCGAAATTTCTATGTCGACTTTTTAGACGAAACAACAGCCAAAATACGTAAAGAACTTGGTGAAGCCATATTTATCAAGCTATACCAACTCATGGGGAAGAATGCCCGTAGATCTGGAAATGTGTCCAACTCTACTATGGTCGATGGAAAGTTTTTTTCTATTGCAGACCGAATTAAAAAAGCTTGTAAGCAAATCCATCAACAATGTAAAGATTTGAAACAAAACACATATATTGCTATTGATGCTATTAGGAATCCACTTGAGGCCAGTTATTTTCAAGAGCGTTTTGCTTCATTTTATTTGTTAGCAATATCTTGTAACGAAGATACTCGAAAGGAGCGCTTGCGAGCCAAAGGATTGTCTGACGAAAGTATAGACACTATAGATAAAGTCGAGTATGCCAGATTAGACTTTGACGATGAAAAAAGCTTTACCGATCAAGATATTCAAGGATGCCTCCAAAAAGCTGACGTTTATATGGATAGTAATGCCAAGGCTGATAGCTATTCATCACATCAACTCCTCACCAGCCAAATAATAAAATTAGTTTCCCTAGCTCAAAAGCCCGGGTTGATAACTCCTAGCGCTGAAGAACGATGTATGCAAGTAGCATATACGTCTAAATTAAACTCCGGGTGCCTATCACGTCAAGTAGGTGCTGTTGTCACACAAAATAATTTTTCTATCAAATCTGTTGGTTGGAATGATGCTCCTTTTGGTCAAGTTCCATGTAACCTGCGTTCGACTCAAGACTTAAATAAGAAGCGCGACGAACAAGCTTATAGCCCTTTCGAACTTACTGACAGTGAGTTTCAAGAGCATATGATAGCTAAATTTGAAGCTTTAAAGCCTATTAAGAAAAAAGGCTATAACTTATCGTATTGTTTTAAATCAGAATACAATGCAATCAAACAAGACAAAAACCAAGTTCATACTAGATCACTACATGCCGAAGAAAATGCTTTCTTACAGATATCAAAAGATGGTGGGAGTGGAGTAGAGGGTGGCTTTCTATTCACGACAGCGAGTCCTTGTGAATTATGTGCAAAAAAAGCTTATCAGCTAGGTATGACCAAGATTTTCTATATTGATCCATATCCTGGAATATCTTTTGATCACATACTGACATCGGGTTTAAAACACAAACAACCGGAAATGGTTCTGTTTAATGGAGCTATTGGACGAGCCTTTCACAACCTATATACACCAATCGCAGCGTATAAAGACGAACTAAATGCGTTAATGGCGCATTAATTTCTAATAGAGCGGTTAGTTCCGCTCTTTTTCTTGCAGAACAAGTAGTTCATGTCCTTCCAGTTGTTCCTTCTTCAAACAGAGACCAACGCTTGTACATTACTTAGCCTTTTCAAATACAATTTATAATGTCATGAAATAAAATAGAGTACGCACGGTAAGAAATAATGGCGACAAAGTGGCGGCAAAGGTCAGTTTTTGTCGGTATTTATAGATTATCACCAGATTGATGTGATTGAACAAGTCTTTATATAACAAGGAGCAGCAATGGTTGAAGGGATTTCTAAGGACTGCGATACATAATAAAGCTTTAT